TTCTGGCCTTGGGGTTTGCCTTCATTCCCTTGGTCGAACCGGCAGTGATATTCTCGGTCGCCATCGCCGGATTGAAGGCCCCGCCGGTATGGACGGGAGGCTTCTGCACCGTGGTGCTGTCGTAGGGACTGACGCCTTTACGACCAGTCGTGGCCTTGGGGTTGGCCTTGTATGCTACGCCACCAAAATTCGGCATGATATTCTCCTCAGTGGGGTTACAGGGTGTAGTTTCCTTCGGGTTCGTTCAGGGCGAGGATGGCGCGGCCTGGACCGGCCATGCGCAGAATCGGCTTAGCGCCGTCCTGGTTGGTGTATTCGATCATCCGCGTCTGGTATTCCAGAAATTGCTGGTCATAGGGCAGGCCCTTCAGCTTCAGGAAGCGCCAGACCACGCCCAGCACGATCAGTTCTTCCTCCAGCACCGTCGTCTGGCTGTCGCCGGTGAACTTGTCCGCATTGGCGGTGCTGCCGCCGGAAGTATCGACCCAGTTCTTCGAAACGTATTCGAAATTGACGGATTCCCCCGCCGTGGGGGTCGGGCTCATCAGCAGATTACCGCCGCGAATGCGGAAATAGTTGGTGATGCCGCCCGATACGATGGCTTTGATTCGCTGCCACTGGGAGCCGGTGATCGGGCCGTAGTATTTTCTGTCGGTGGTTCGGTTCCACAGGGTATTGTTGGAAAAGCGCCCGAAATCGGTCGCAATGGTGGTCATCGCGCCCTGGCTCTCGGCGGCCACGGTGGTATGGGAACCCTCCTGAATGAGTACTTCCCACTTGTACTTGCGCACCTGTGCGCGGCCTTCCTGGTTGACGGCAGCTTCCAGCTGGATCACCGATAAATCCGTAGATGCCGTGACAGCGGACGGCGAGGTGATGCCGATTATATTGGCCGCGTCCTGGCAGATCGTCAGCAGGGTCATCCGACCGTCCGTACCGGTTCAATGCCAGCGGCACCGGCTATGTGATCGCGGGCCTTTTTGCGCAGATCGACCATGCCCGCACCCAGCGAATTGATCGAAGCATCCGACAATTCAGCCAGCTGTTCGACGGTTTTCACGTCCTGTTTTTCCAGGGTGGATGCGCGGCGCTTGCCCAGGCCCTTGATGTCCGTCAGCGGCGTGCCCTTGGCGCGAATCTCGGTCGCCCCGGTCTTCTGATAGGCGGCCAGTTCCAGGGGGAAATGCTCTTCCAAGAAGCCCAGCTTTTCAGAAACCTTGTAGATCACCGTATTCATGTCACCGACCCGGCGCACTTCCACCAGATCGGGGCCATCGTCATTATCAATGAATTCAATACGCAGATTGCTCATATGGCAGTCACGGGGGGGCGCTAACCCCCCCGCTCCCTACTTTGGACTAGATCGCAGCCGACATTGGCCACGTTCCCATTCCAGCAGCAGAACCAGCGGTTCCGCTACGGGCGGTCGTCAGGAACAGACCATTAACGGCTGTCTGTGACGTCGAGTCATCGTCCAGCGACCCGGCAGTAGCAGACGAATAGAGAGTCACGTCAGCAGCAGCCGACGCCAGCACGTTCATCGTGAGGACGCCTGTGAGCTGAACCCAACCGTATTCGCCGGAACTGATGGCCGCCGGAGCAACACCAACAATATGGCCGTCATCGATAAGCGCCTTGGTGCAAGGAACCCCCGAATAGGCTTCGGTTACGGTCACCACGTCGTACTGCGCAACAGCAGAACCGGCGGTGATGTAAAGCCATGTCGAGTTATCCGTGCCTATCATGCGCGTACCGATGGCCTGGGACGGGGTTGATTCCGTCCCGCCATCGAAGTCGATGCCAACAGCACTCTGTGTCGTATATGCCATTCGCTCCTCCTACTAGGCTTGGATGACGCCTTGCCGTGCGCGGTTGCTGACCGTCATATTACCGGCCCATGCAACAGGCATGACAAGCGCATCCTGGTTTACGGAAGCCTTCTCGCCAAGAGGTACGAATTCCCGACCTTCGGCATATCTTAGGAACAGATAGTCCGTATTCAGGAAATACATCTTGGAAGCAGGACATTGATCGTCATAGTACACCGGCGCGTCCATGAACATCAGGTTCATGAAACCCGCTGATGCCGATTCATCAGAGGTAAACCGCTGGTTCGTCTGTAGAGACGCCCAGTAGTACCCGAAATAAACCGAATCTGCGACGATCACGTTTGGCCGATCCGCGCCGCGAATACAGGCCAGCCAAAGAGTATTCATGGCCGTCTGGATCGTGGTGGCGGAAGGGGTAACGGTCTCGGTCGAGAAGTCGTACACCTGATTCGCCCAGAACGTGTAGGTGCCGCTGTTGATGCCGCCCACGGTGTTGCCCACCGTACCCGGTACCAGAAGTTGCAGCCCACCTAATTCCTTGGAATCGGTGCCTGTGCCGTCGGCATACAGTGCCGTCGCCATGTCGTTCTTGAGCGACTTTTCGAGATTACGAATGCGGCTTTTGAGAAGATTGAAAATCTGCTCTGGGCCGCTGTTCTCGACTTGCTCAAGTCCTGAAATGACCACATTGCCCGCAAGCTGCTTGTAATTGAACTCGGCAGCGGTGAAGACATTGCTGGTGCTGGTGTCCAAGACTTCATAGCCGGAATACCACTTGGTCGTGGAATTGACCGCATATTCAAGCTCTTGAACGATGGTCCGACCCGTCGCGGGCATCTTGTTGCCGTTCCGGTCAATGTGACGCAGCAACGCATTGTTGTTGGTCACGTTATCGGCCATCGTCTTGGAGTAGCCAGCAAGCGTCGTGGTCACGATCTCCGTGTATGTACTATTTGGAGATGTCGCCATTGTGCTTAGCTCCCATCATGGAGCAACAGTAACTAACCGGCGCGTACCTCGCCAATCGTCGAGCGTAAAATGGAGTCGAGATCGGATTCTTTGACGGAGCCGCTGGGCGGCGTTCCGCTGGTGCGCCCTGGCGCTGCCTTTTTCGCTTTATCGACAGCCGCCTTGCGACGACTATCTTCTTGCGTGGCAACCGCCTTGCGTTCCGCTTCCAGAGTCTGCTTGAACAGATCATCATCCATGCGAACCGCCTTCTCATAGGCGACTTCTAAATCCGTGGTCTCTCCCGCATTCACCAGACGGCCCATCCGTTCGCGCACGGCTTCAAAGTGCGGGTGCTTGAGGTTGCCCTTGGAGTCTGTCTCCGTGGCAAAGCTCTCAACCTGACCCACCAGGTGCTGCTGTTCACGATTGATCTGGCCCTGTTTCAACGAATTGAGTTCGGCACTTTGTCGGTTCAGCTGCTGTTGCAGTTGCTGAAATTGCGGATCAGGAGGCGTTTCGTCCACCCAGTCCGCACCCGAATCGTTCGACAGGTTGATCCCGTAGTGCTGGGCGAGTTGGCCAAGGGCGGCTTGAGGGTTCTGGCGCAGTGCATTGTCATAGCTCATCAGCCGCGAGATGTATTCCGCTTCCGATATGCCATGCGCCCGCATCTGCTCCTTGTAGGGAGCCAGAACACCCGCAACGCCTTCGACTTCCCGTCGCTGCTCTGCGAGTTCAGTTGTCTTACGAGTGAACGCCGCGTCCCGCTCTTTCTCCCTCTGGAGCATAAAATTCTGTTGCTCTTCGGGAAGGTCAGAAAACGCTTCGCGATGTTCAGCGGGCCATGTGCTTGGTGCCGCCAATGCGTCCGGCGCTGGCTCCCCGTGGGACTCCGGTGTGTCCGTATCGGGAGTGGCTTCGGCATCTGCGTCCTGTTGGCCCTCGGCGGCTTGGTCAGATGGGTCGGCTTCGACTTCGACTTCTTCCGCGCTGATTGTTTCTCCGGCAAGTGGTCGTGGTTCACTCGGAGTGGGTTCGGCCTCGCCGCCGACGAACTCTCCGCTAATTGCACTTTCCAATACGCCATCAAGGGTGATGGCTGCTGGTGCTGACGCTGGCTCCGCTTCGGGAGTGCTGGTCTCAACTTCTGCCATTGGTAATTCTATCCCAGTTAGGTGGACGGGTGCTGCCCGACCAGTCGTTTCCAAGTTGCCGGACATTATGCCTTTTTTCGTGTTCGCGCAAATCCCGGCGGCTTCCGATGATACTGCCGTCTATGGGGCTCTGGAACGGATCGACATCGCGAATGATGCTGATGCCCGCCTTGGGCTTGTCCTGACGGCTCTGCATGACGGCCTTTTTACGGCCCCATTTGATCTTCTGGTAGTTGTTCCTGTAGCTCATTGGTCCCGTTCCGCCATGCGTAATTCCGCTTCCAGCATGGCCAGATCCTCTTTCGAGCGGATGCGCTCGTCGGAAGCACGGCTTTCTTCCTGGATTTCCGCCGACTTGCTGCGTTCCCGGCTGCTGATGTCGGCCAGCTTGCCTTCCTGTTTCAGCTTCTCCCGTTCCAGCTCGGCCATGATCTTCTGTTGCTGGATGCGTTCCTCCGGCGACGGCTGTTGCGGTTGCTGCTGCATGGCTTGCAGTTGCTGCATCACCGTGGCTTCCGTCTGATCGATCACGTCTTCGAAGTTGCGCCCGATCTTCCAGGCCCCGGCGACGAACTTCAGGATTTCAAAGGCGATGGGCGTGACTTCCGGGGCGGCCCGTGTCGCTTCGATGGCCTTGACCAAATAATTGCC